TAATGATGCTTGAGAAGGGTTATCCGATAGACTATATCATCTTCGTTGAAGAGTCTTTGGATATCTCCTAATGCTCTAAAGGATTTATATCTACTTATATAATCGTTCACTCATTTATTAATCAAAAAAAAAAATCTCATAAAAAACTCTTGACAAAAATCTTNAAACATGCAACAATAGAATCAAAATTTAAAAAGGAGGTGTCTTAAGTATGAGACCAGCAACGAAGATTAAGCTCAAGCGTTTAGAGAGGGGTATGTCACAAGTAGATTTTGCAAAGAGGCTTGGAATCTCGCCGACTCTTGTGAGTTTTTATGAATCAGGAAAAGCGCTCCCCCCACAAAAAATCTTGTTTAAGATGGCAGAAATCCTCGGCTGTTCTCCTGAAGAATTAGCACAAGAAAGGAGTAATGAAGATGATTAGGGGACGAGTTCTTCAAGCTCTGTTATCTCAAAGGGCTCAAAAAATCATAAAGGAATTAGGTTATCGAGAAGACTATAAGGAGGTGGAGATCAATGACTTTGAAGGAGAGGATCTTCAGAATAGTCGAACTGAAAGGGAAAATTAAGGAGATAAAAAAAAGATTAGCGGTTGAGGAAACAACAAAGACTCTCACGCTTACCCAAAACTGGGAAGCCGAAATCGAAAGAAGAAGAAGCGAATTACTCAATAAAAAAAGTTTGGAAATTCAAATCGCTCAAGCAGAAAGAGAAATAGAAGAGGAAGAAGAATTCTTAAAAAATCTATTAAATGAATTACAATTAGAGACGATGGAATTCGATTTAGGTGATATAGTGGTAAGAGTAACAAGGACAAAGGAACCCACAATTACAATTATTAAGAAGAAGGTGGAAAATCATGAAGGACAATAATGAAATGCTTCCCGAGAAGGTTCAAACTCAGATAATTAAACCTTTAGTCAATCCTGACGAGGCTTTACAGGCCTTTAATGAATATCAAACACTTAAGAAAAAACTTAGAGGTGATGGGGACTTTGTAGAGTTTAAGGACAAAAAAGGAAACAAGAGAGAGGCACCGACAAAGCAGTGGCGGACAAAATTAACGAGGTTTTTTGGAATTAGTGTGGAGATTATTAAGGAAGAAGTAGAATATTTACAAGACGGAACGTTTGTATATAAGGCAACAGCAAGAGCAATAGCACCCAATGGGCTCTATGTTGATGGTGATGGGACATGTTGGAGCAAGACAAAAGAAAGTAAAGATGCAGTAAAAGATATATATCACCTCACAAGAAGCCACGCTATAACCCGAGCCAAAAATCGTGCAGTTTTGGAATTAGTGGGCTTTGGAGAAGTATCTGCAGAAGAGATCGAGGAAGGGGAAACCCCAAGAGAGGCAGAAAAAGAAACGGCACAATCACAGCACAAAGAATGCAACACGAGCAAAAAAGAATACTGGGATAAGATATGGAGCATGATAAGAGAAAGAGGGATAACAACAAAAGAAATAATGAACTTTATAGGTGTAAAGTCCCTCCGGGATATCCCCCGTGAAAAAATGGACAAGGTAAAGGAACTACTTGAGGCAATAGCGTTCGAGGTAGTAGATGTCGAGGATATAAGAGATATAAAGAAAAGGTTTATAGAAATGAGCGATGATGAAATTGATGCAATACTGCACTACGAAGCACAAGAAGAGGTAGAAGACAATGAAAGCTATTAAAACAAAGAACATAACAAAAAGATCCGGCGGTCTAATCGTGACCGCCGACTCTGAGACTAGAGGTGGATCAATAAACATTCTTTTAGACAAACAAGACATCAAACTTTTATACAAAAATTATATCATAGTATCATCAGAAATTGCAAGTGTATTAACAGATATAGAAGGATACAATATTCCAGATAGCCTATCAAAAAAAACATGGAAGGTTATAATAGAATATTTAGACTCATTAGACAGGGGGCAGTGAAAAACTGCCCCTTAAATTTTAAAGGAGGTGGTTTTATGGGTTTTCACAGAGATGTAAAGAATAGGTTATATACGATTAAACGGGAATCACAAGAGCATATTGAGAGGACTCTCAGAGAAATTGAGGAAATAACGGATAATATTATAAGAAAATTGGAGGAATGGGCAAATGTATCGGATAATAAATAGTAAAATTTGGGAAGACGATTGGTTTTTTGATTTAAACGGCGAGCAGAAATTAGTGTTTATATATTTGATAACATCATCGCACACAGATCAATTAGGGGTCTTTAAGGCGAATCTAAAATACATCAGTATTGAGACAGGACTTAAAAATATCGAAGCTATTTTAAAAAGTTTATACCCCAAGGTCGTTTATATTCCGGAACTAAAATTAGTCTTCATAAAAAACTTTTTGAAATATCAGAACGTTGGTGGAAAATTCGAAAAGCACATCTACGATAAATTTTGTGAATACGATGAAAAAGTAAAAGCGATACTCATAAAAGAGAGTGATTCGTTGAGAGCGATCGTAGAGAAGTTCGATAAAGATACGATACAGAGACTTACTTGTGTAGAAATAGAAGTCAAAGATGAAAATAGCATTTACGAACAGAATATAGGAAATATCAGCGTTAACGATGGGGCATCGATGGGGGATCGATGGGGTATCGATGGGGGATCGATGGGGCATCATAATAATATAAATATAATATCAGAATCAGAAATATATAATATATCAGAATCAGAAACAGAATCAGAAAATATATCAGAAACAGAATCAGAAAACTTAGAAGGGAATATAAAAACTACTATCGTAGGTCAAAATGACCAACCGCAAAAGGTAAAAAATAAGGGGAAAGATAACTCTAATGGCAACACAAAGAAAAAATATCCCCCTGAGGTAAAAGTTTTTTATGAGAAATTCAAGGCATTTAGGGAAGAATACTTAAGGGTTCCGATCACGCAAAGAGACTGGCATATTCGAGCCTACTCGGTGATAAATAAACTACTCAAAAAATATTCCCTCGCCGAGCTTGAACAAGCGCTTGAGGATCTGCAAACGCCGGTTTGGGAAGATAAAGCTCCCAAAATCTTGGAACTTTGGCACTTTGAAGACTGGCTTACTAAGTGGAAGGTATGGAAGAATGGAAATATAGTCGCCAAGCGAGTAAAATCCGAAGATGAGTTGATCGAAGAAGAGGTTGAAAGAGTTTTGAGGTGGGCATATCCGAATCTCGAAGATTACGAATTTGAGGGCAACAAAAGAGTATTACTCGCATACAGAAAAGAACATGGCACGTATCCCTTTGATGTTCCAGAGGAAATTTTGAAAGGAGGCGAGAAAAATGGGGTTTCCAGATGATCTCAGGAGATATTTGGAAAGTATAGGCTTCTACGAGAAGATGAGGGATTTGAAACCCGAGGATCTTATAGAAAAAGTGGAAAATCCCGACTGCGAGACGTGTTCGGGATTGGAAAATTGCAGTAGCAAAGGATATTTAGTAGCTTTCGAGGAACTAGACGGCAGAATTTATCAAGTTTACATTAAATGTGCGAAATTGAAAATGGCTGAAGAAAAAATGAGATATGCAAGAAATATTAGAACATCGGGATTACCTAAAAATTATCTCGACAAAACATTCGATAATTTTGAGGTAGGAAGGAATGAAAAGGCGATAAATCGTATAAAACAATATTTGCAAAATAAGGAATGGCGTGAGGGGAAAGGGTTATATATAACTGGAACTGTAGGATGCGGAAAAACACATTTGGCAGCAGCAATCGTTCATGAGCTAGCAAGACAAAACGTTTATACATTATTCGTTTTTGTTCCCGACTTTCTCGACGAAATTCGATCGACATATGACGACAAAAATCAAGATGAAGAAAGGGAAAATCCTTTTGAATTGGCAAAAATAAGCACAGTCTTAATCCTCGACGATCTCGGAACTGAAAAGGTGACAGAATGGGCGAATGAAAAGTTATTACAACTTATCAATTACAGGACAAGCAATAATCTTGCAACGATAATAACGAGTAACTATACACTGCAAGAACTTCCAGGACGGCTTGGGCAAAGGATATATTCGAGAATAAAAGGGGCATGCGAAGAGATAATTATAAACGGCGAGGATAGAAGAGCAAAGAGAGGAGGGAAATAAAATGGTGGATTTTGTAGAACTAGAAAAGCAGTTATTAGAGAAAAATCGAGAATATGAAAATATCGTCGATGAATATAAATTAGCAGTTATAAGTGCTATTGAAAAAAGGAACGAGGCAAAAAGACAATATGCTTTGAAATATCTCGAACTACGTGCAGAGCAGGACGGCAAAAAAAGGCTCACAGAGGAAGAGGCAAGACAGAGGGCATATCTGGAAACTTACGATTATCAAGTGGAAGCCGATATAGCAAAAGTCACAGCAGATACACTCTACGAAAAAATAGAACAAATCAAGTATGAGATAGATAGTCTACGATCAATTTTATCAGCATACAAAGAAACATATGAGAGGGTGACGGTGCTATGAGAAAAGTATTTTTTATCTTAGGAGTTTTGGTTATTTTGAGTTTGACGGTATTTTCAACGTTTTTAGGGATAGTAAATATTCTGAAAATAAGAGAGGTGGAGAATAAAATCAAGGGATTTGAGTTTAAAGTACTTGAAAAGAGGGCAAGAAGATTAGAGGTGTGGGCAACCGCCTACACCTCTTCCAGAGAGGAATGCGATGATACACCATTCATAACAGCATCTGGAAAGAGAGTGTTCTGGGGAGTAATAGCCGCAGATCCTAAGTTCCCATTTGGCACTAAGATTTACATCCCCCACTTCCAGAAGACGTTCATAGTTCTTGACAGAGGTGGAGCGATAAAAGGAAATCGCATAGATATCTGGATGCCAGATAAAAAGTCAGCAATTGAGTTTGGAAAGAGGAAATTAGAAATATATATATTAGGAGGTGAAAAATAATGTTTATCGTAAAAGGAAAAATCAAGGCTGATGAGGAGACTATAGGTTTAGCGAAGTTGATCCTGGAGGAATATGGGTTTAAGAGCGAGGAAGAGGCTGGAAACACAATATATTTCAAAGAAGAAAGAGATCCGTTTTATTTCAGTCGAACAAAAGCATACGAAATGATGAAGAAACTTTATGAAGTCGGGATAAAAAATATAGAAATACAAGCGTGCTCTATAGTAGAAATCTACAAATATTCGGTCGATGAGGAAAATGGATTTCGGGTTGAGAGATTATAACGTTAGGAAAACTCTCTAACGAAAGGAGTTTAAAAATGAAAAGAATAAATTCAAGGCAAAAGGGATATAGGATAGAGCACGAACTCGTAAACATATTGAAAGAGAGGGGTATAAAAGCTTACCGGGTGCCCCTCTCCGGGGGAAGTGTGATCAAGGGGGATATCATTATAAACGATAAAGAAGTTTGTCAGGTCAAGGGAAGGGGGAAAGGATTTAAGTTTATCTATGATAGTCTTGAATATGAAGAAGAAGGAAAAAAGAAAGAATATGACTATCTTTTTATTAAAGCGGACAGAAAAGAATATTTAGTCGTGATGACGCTAGAAAAATTCTTATCTTTGATAGGAGGTAAAGAGAATGATAAGTGAAGAAAAAATAAAAAAGATAAAAGAGATGAGGAAGGCTGGGAAAAGTTATGTAGATATCGGGTTAGAACTCGATCTCTCTCCGAGCTTAGTCAAGAATATTATAAAAAATAAATATGCTATTCAGCACAAAGACAAGAAAGAAGAAGAAGAGGGGGATATAAATAACGATATAATCAATAAGCGAAAGTTTACACAAATGAAGATAGAGGTTTTAATTGATGATTATATGTATTTTATGAAAATTAAAGAGGATTTGAAAAAGAAATATGAGAAAGTATCTGACACTCTTGTTCTACATAAACTTTTAGAAATTTATCAAAAATTCAAAGAATACGAAGAAGAGAATAAAAAACTAAGGACAATGCTAAAGAGGGCACTAAAATGAAAAAGTATAGCGAATTACTTAGGAAACAAATCAAAGTAATTGGTGCGCTAAATACTCTTTTCTATATTGCAGATATAGAGAATATAGATGAAAAGGATATGAAGAGGTTTTTTAGGATAGCTGAGAGGACTAATGGAGAGTATATGATTATATTCGCTTTGAAGAATGGAGTGGCTGGGAGGAAATATAGGTATGCGGAGATAGGTAGATTGCTGGGAAAAAAAAGAAGTGTAATAAGAAAGAAATATAAGAAATGTGAGGAGGCGATAATGGAGGGGAAATTATGATAGAAATAAGATTTTTAAGTGAGGAATTGAGGAAATATAGGATATACAAAGATAGATATGAAGAGATAACGAGAATAAAAGAACGGGACAAATTTTTGATAGAGGAACTAGAAAAATACTATAAGAGGATAGAATACTTTATAAGGGCTGTAGAAAAGGCGCTATCGAATTTATCGTGTCTACATCAAGATTTCTTCGAGAATTACTACATTAAAAAGAAAAGTATAGAAAAAATAACGATAGAGATGGCATTGACGCAATATACAGTAGAAAGAATAAAGAGAGAAATAATAGAGGAGGTGGCAAAAGAACTCGGCTTTTTGCAGGATTAATAACTCATAACTAATCGCATAAACATTCAAATTTTGTACAATTTAACTCAAGCTTTGTTAAAGTTATATTAAAGTTTTGTTAAAGTTTGCAGATAAGGAAATATCTATATCTTAAGATGGATAATTGTATAGAAAAAAATAGAAAATATATCCAAAAATACTTGACATAGAAAATTTTCTGCTGTAGGATATAGGTAGAAAATCTAAAACGGAGGTGCGGAGAGATGAAAGGGAAAGTAAAAGTAAGAAGATGGAAAGTAGTATATCCAGACTTGGAGCTTAGGAGAGAGGGAAATTCACCAAGTTGTTTGTATTATGTTGAGTCGTTGGATGGAATCGAATTGATTTCGAGAGGAGATTCTTTGTGGATTGACTTTTTCTATATGATGTCTTGTTATATAGATTCAATTGAGGATGAGAGAAAAAGAGAGGAAATAGTAAAGAAGGTAGAGGAGATAAAGGAACAATATGAAGTTGAAATTGAGGTTGTGGATGAGGAAATATATTGTAACGATTTTCATGCAAATAATAAAGTAAAACCTGATTTCAGAAAACTTGCCATGTTTGATGACAAGATTTATTTGAAAGAGTTAATAGATGTTTTGGAAAGATTTAGGGATGAGGAAATAGTCCCTATTTTGGAAATGCAAGAGCGAGAAAAGGAAAAACAGGAAGTAAAGGAAGACGCTGAGACAAGATTATACAATGCAATATTTGGAGAAGATGAAAGACAAGAGGCAGAAGTAGGAGTAATGGTAAAGAACTGGATAGATTACAGATTGCCACAAGGATGTGACTGGCTCGATATCACAGCAGGCGATAAATACTTAGGATCTGTAGCAATACCAAATGGAGCAAGATTTGTAACTATCAAAGTGCCACAAGACTTAATAGGGAGAGTTATCGGAAAAGGAGGGCAAAACATAAAAGCCCTCCAAGATAAGTATGGGATTAAAATCAAGGTGGAGGCGGTGTAGAGCCGTCTCCACAATAAAAATTATTCAAAAAGGAGGTTTTATAGGGATGGAAAAGAAGAGTTTTTCTGAGCTTTTAGAGTATTGGGATATATCTTACTGGGGGGGTGCAACAGTACGTCCTGGGGGTAGAAGAGTAGGCACCTACATAGTTCAGTCTTTTATTTTGTATGACATTTTGAACCTGCTTGATGTTTGTAGCGAGGAGACCGAAGAAGGGTTAGTGGTTTGGCACGAGGAAAGTCCTAAACACAAGGTACTCGTAGAAGACGACGGTAGAACCATGTACGTTATCTGGGAGAAGAGAGGAGAAAAGTACTATCCAGTCTTCGACAGTTTCTTTACTAAAGAGGAAGCGGAAGGACTCCTATTCGTAGAAGGATATCACGTATCTTTATAGGAGGTGAGCTAAGATGACAAGATACTGGTTCTTAGAGGGTTGGGCAAAAGAAGAATTAATGCAGGCTTGGCGAGAAGATAAGATAGGAGAGCTCCTAGAAAAACTTGGTCTACCCAACAAGACTTTTGCATACGGAGATTCTCCTATTTCGTTCGAATTCGAAAAAGACAAGGTAGCATACAAAGATTACAAGACAAGAGTTGCCCATATAACTGGTAGAGTAAGAGCGCATATAGACTTAGGACTCTTGCTACTTGTGATTAAAAACGTAGAAGTAAAAAACGACGAGACAGAAGCTTTTGATGGCTACACAAAAGGAGAGCTGGCGCAAAGGTATGAGATACAAAAAATATTCGAGCAGATTTCTGGGGAAGAATTAGAAAAGATAAAAAGTAGAGTAAAAAGAAAGCTTGCAAAGATAATGGAAATTACAGGAGAATCAGACCGAGCTATTCCGTTTCCGGCGCCGAAAGAAGTACCGTACGAGGAGTTTGTAAAAGAGGAATTCCTAACTCCTAATGAGGTAGCAAGAAGGCTCGGTTTCTCTAATAGAACCGTCATAAACTGGTGCAATCAAGGTAAGATAAAAGCAATAAAGATAGGTGGTTTCTGGAGAATACCCGAATCTGAGTTTCACAAACTAATACAGGGCTTGGAAAACTGGAGAAGATGGCATGAAAAAGAGTATGGCGAGGATGAAGACGAATAAAAAACGGGGGAGAGGCAACTCTCCCCACGCAGAAGGCGAAGAATAAATTAGGAGGGGAAAAGATGAGGGAGTGGAAAATAGAGAAAAGAAAGGTTGCGGAGCTTAAATTCTACGAGAAAAATCCAAGAAAGATTTCAGAGAAGATGCTTGAAAAACTGCGAAGGTCTCTCGAAGAGTTCGGAGTTGTAGAACCGCTTGTCATAAATCCGAAAAATGAAGTAATAGGCGGGAATCAGAGGCTAAAAGCGCTACAGAAACTGGGAGTTGAAGAGGTAGATGTCGTAGTTGTAGATTTGCCGAAACCTAAAGAAAAAGCGCTAAACTTGGCTCTTAATCGTATACAGGGTGAATGGGACTTTGAACTTTTGGATGAGTTTATACAGGATATCGAGCATGACATTTTCGAGTTTACAGGTTTTGATTGGGGCGAAATAGGTAACGTAGAAGTTGTAGAGTTTGAGGACGCAGAAAAATCTAAGGTTGCGCAAAAGCACATGTATGGCTCTGACACTATTGTTGTGCGTATAGGAGACTTTGTAGGGTTCGTTCCAATCGAAGGGGACGGAGTAGAAGAATTCTTGCAGAAGATATCGGAGCTTGAAGAGAGAATTGAGAGTATACCCCAGGCAAACGCCATCGCCATGAAAATCTTAGAGGTGGTGAGGGAGAATTGGGATGAGATTAGCTCTGCTTTATCCTGAGGATACGGCTGGTTTGTATACTCCGAAGCTTATAAGGTACCTTATCGAGAAAAACTACGAATATGAAAAAGATCCAGAAAAGGCAGACTACATACTCGTTACACTACCTACACTTTTCAATATTGAGTGGTTGAAGAAAATAAGGGAGAAGTACAAAAACAAAAAGATAATAGCAGGTGGGCACTGGACACAAGCAAACCCCTACCCTGCCCTTGCGTACGTAGACTACATAAACATAGGAGAAGGCTTTGAGTTTTTTCGAGACCTAAAAGATAACAGCATAGACGACCTGCCATATGTACTTTCGAAAAAGCGAGACGTTATTAGAAATTCTGAGTTTATAGCCTGGCAAAACTGCCCTGTTATACAAGAATCAAAGCAGTCGTATAGGTTTTGGTACTCGCAAGGTTGCAGGTATAAGTGTAGTTTTTGTTCAACATCTTGGAACCATAAATTTCAAAAAAATCCAACAGATATAAGACTGGTAATGAGCAAAATAAAAGGCAAGAACTCGCTAAATCTAATAGCAAACGAATATTTTGACACGCCAAGCGCTCTTAATATGAAAAGCATAGATGTTACGGTGCGAGCATATATAAAAGAGCCAAGAAGGTTTGCCTGGATAAAAACAGGAGTAGAAGCAACAACAGAAGAAGTGCGAAGGTTTTTTAGGAAACCAATGACTCAAGCAGAACTACAAGAGTTTGTTGAGATAGTACATAAGCTAAGGCAGAATACAAAAATCTTCATGATAGCGGGGCTTGAAAGCGAGGAATCTTGGATGAAGTTTCTTGAGATTATCCCTGAGGCTAAAGAGAAAGAATTTACTTTCTCAATAATAATAAACTACTTAGGTCTTTCGGCAGGTACTCCTTTGCAGTTCATGGATATGCGAGATATAAAACAGCTTGATTTCACAAAGATATTTTATAAGTTTAAGCGTAAAAACGCAAATATAAGATTTTACGGAGAGAACGCAAGTTTGGTGAGAGAGCACATACATACTCTTGTAGAAAGAACAAACTTAGAAAACATAGAGAAGGTCATGGAAGTGCGGAAAAGGGTTCTTACAGGGAAAATAAAGAGGCTTGATGAGTTTTTTGAAGAGTGCTACAGGCTCGGCTTAGATAAAGAGGTAGAAGGAGACACAAATATAAAGCTTGTGCCTGGCGCTTATAGAGACCTGCTACAACAGACAAAAAGCATTCTGCAAAAAGAATGGGAGGAGATTAAGAAAAAAATATGAATAGATGGGACTACGGCGGTGCCTATCTCGAGTATCCTATACAAGAATGTTAAAGTTTTATTAAAATTTTGTTAAGGCTTCTATGCAAGTAAAAACCTTGTTTGTTTTCCCGTAAGTTTTGGAAAAATTTCTAAGAACTGCTTGACATAGAAAATTTTCTCCTGTATCATATAATTAAAAATAACGATGGAGGTGCGGAGAGATGAAAAGAGAGTTAAACATGGAAATCGTAAGTGTAAGTGGGAAAAAGATTTTGGTAAAAGAGTTTGTGGTTGAGTATCCAAATTTCTGGTTTATCGCAGTATTAGACGGCAAAGAGTACAAAGCTGTTTTGCAGGATTGGAGAGGGAGTAGGAGAGCAAAGAACGTAAAATACCCCGGCATATATTTCTACGGATTAGATGCGTATGGACAAGTGTATCAAAAGGATTGGGATGAGTTAGAGGCAATACAAGAAGAGGTATTAAAAGAAGCAGTAGAAAATCTTGAAATTAAAGCTATTACAAGAGAAGTAGACGCAGATGGGTACAAAATAGAAATCGAGGACTACACAGAGATACCAATCTTGACAGACAAAAACGGAATATATATAAGCGAAGAAGTGTTAAAAGCAGTATTAAGGAAAGAGGGAATTAAGGAGATAAAATTTAAAGACTTGGTAGCACTCTGGAACGAGAAATATGCGGACCTTTATAGGAAGTGTGAGTTAGAAATAAGTAGGGTCTTCAAGAGAATGTACGAGAACGACGCTATCGAGGTTGGAGAAGAGCAAGCAATACGCAATATTTTCGGCGACGACAAAATCTACGAAGTTAGCAAAGATAGACTTTTCGAGGAGAGGGACATATAGTCTCTCTCCTCTTCTATTATAAGGAGGGATTGAAAAGATGGACGGTAGGATATAGGTAAAATTAATGATGGAGGTGGATCATGATAAAGGAAATATTAAAATGGATTATTGGGAAAAAAGAAAATCGAAAGGATGTGAAAAAATGAGGAAATTATATCTACTTAACGCTCCAATCATGCCAAACGAGGGCGTGTATATTTACAACACGCTCTCAAAAGAAAAATTTATAGAATCATTTAATCGAAACAAGGAATACTATGAAGTAGTAAGCGCTATAGGGCATCAATCCACAGCAGATCTTCTTACAAAAATTTTAGGTTACAAAGTGGAAATGAACAGGATAAACATCGAAATGAAAGATGGAGATATGGCTTTGGTAGTAAGGATCAAAACAAGGCTCCCAGAAGGGCAGATCCTCACGGACGAGGATCTTGAAAAAGTAGAGGTAGAGTTTGGCTCGATATACTATAGGCCCGCTTATTACGGAGCATATATTTAAAAATACGGGGTGGCTTAAAGCCACCCCTAAAAATAAAAGGAGGTTAATATGAAAAAGATCGAGTTAGATAAGATAACTTTAGAGGATTTATGGGAAGAGGGGGATGTTGCAAATATCCCACATGGGGCACGTAGGGTCGTTTACTACGATTTAAGGGATGGAATCTTATCCTCATTTTTATTAGTGGGTGGTGAGATAATACCACGGGACGAATATATTATATTAGAAATTTTTGAAAGCGTGGACTCGTGGTATTCAAAAATTCCCCAAACTTATATCGAGCTCGGCGTCGAAATAGACGAGTTTGGGGAGCCAGAAAGGGATCAATTGCTATGGGCTTATAAAACTTTATGGGCCGAAAATTACGTAGTTCCAGAAATTTATTAAGTTGGAAGCAAGATCCAAGGGTCAAATAGACAAGGTTTTACAAAAGTATGGGCTTCCCTGCAAAAAATATGCATATGGAGAGACTCCAATCAGTTTCGAGTTCGAAGAGGAAAGGGTTGGATATAGGGGAAATCTCAAAAGAGCTAAATTAAGTGGAAGAGTAAGGGCACATGTGAATTTGGGATTAGTATTGTTGGAAATCCTGCAGGACGGGAAATATGAAATGTATAAATCAAATACTCCCGGATATACTTCGCAAGAGCTATCAGAAAGGTATGCGATACAGCAAATATTAGAGAGCTTTCCTAACGAAAAAATCGAGGAAATAAAAAACGAAATAAAGCAAAAATTAATGAACATAATGGTTATCGAAAAAGAAACAGACACAGCAAGACCATTTCCACGTCCCGAGATCGTAGATTTTGACAAGGTTTTCGATGAACAATATCTCACCCCAAAAGAAGTCGGGGAAAAATTGAGAGTATCAGAGATGACGGTAATAAAATGGCTAAACAAAGGAATACTGAATGGAATAAAGGTAGGAGGACTCCGGAGAATTCCCGAATCGGAATATAGGAGGTTTATAATGGGGATAAGAAATTGGGAAGAGTGGGTTTCTAAAGGCATAGACGAATAAGTAAGGTAATTTTAAAAGGGGGATCCTAAACGGGGTCCCCCTTATTTTTTTTGTATACCTCAATCACATCCTTATACTCTTAAAAATCGTGTTATTTTGGTAGATATGAAGATAGAAGAGATGCGTTTAGAAAAAAGGAAAGTCAAAGATCTTAAAGAGTATCCCGGAAATCCTCGGAAAATGGACAAAACTACACTTGAAAAACTAAAAAAGTCCATCCGGGAATTCGGGTATGTTCAACCTTTGATAGTTAACAAAACTAACGAATGCATCGGAGGAAATCAACGTTTAAAGGCACTAAGAGAACTCGGGATAGAAGAGGTCGATGTAATAGTTGTAGATCTTCCAAAATCAAAAGAAAAAGCACTGAATTTAGCGTTGAATAAAATTGTAGGAGAGTTCGACGAAGATCTATTAAAAAGTTTTATAGAGGATATAGATTCGATAGATCTGGAATTGACTGGCTTTGATGATGATGAGATCGGCTTTCTGGAAGACTCAGAGATAAAGGTAGATGAGGACGCTTACGAGGATGAGGAAGATATAGAAGTCACTGTTAAGCGGGGAGATATCTATGTTTTAGGGGATCATCGATTGATGTGTGGCGATTCAACTTCTCGGGAGGATATAGAAAAGCTTATGGCAGGGGAAAAGGCGGTGAAAGTAAGTGGAGGAACTTAGGATAGAGAGAAAGAAAGTAAATGAGCTTGAGGTAGAAGAGTAATGGGTAGAAAGAAAAAAGTGGACAAAGAAGAAATAATTGAATATGCTAAGGAGTTATATTTAACCCCCAACGAAGAGGGCAACCATCAGTATTCTCTCAGAGAGATTTCAACAAAAATTCAACAGAAATTCAACACTGAAGTTCACTACACGACGATTTTAAATTGGATTAAGAAGCACGATTGGGAGAGGATATGGGACGAGGGGGTAAGGTATGGAGTAGCGGAGCTGATCGCAAAAAGCAAAGAAGAAAAAACGAAAGAGGAGCAGTTTAAAGAGCAAATCGGGAAGGTAAAAAGCAATAAAGCGATAATGGATATAAATATTATAAAGTTAGCTTACAAGCACATAATGGAAAATGGATTTCAAAGCACGGCGGAGGCAATAAGGGCATACGAAACTGCGACTAAGAGTTTGCAGAATAACGACCTGATCGAAAAGCTGACTCAGGAGGTCTACGAACCCAAGATCGAGATAATCATAAAAGGTTTTGACGACGACGATGATTGAGCTAAGCGAGAAGAAACAAATTGAAATAAGACTGCACGAGGGGCAGGAAAAAGCACTGAGGAGTAAAGCGAAATATGTTGCTGTTATTGCGGGAACAGGAAGCGGAAAAACTTACTTAGGGCCGGTTTGGCTCATGAGGGAGATTTTAAATAAAAGGGCGGAAGAGGTTTTGGTAATAGCTCCCACATATATGATGTTTCAACGAGTAGTCTTGCCGGGTGTAAAAAACTTTTTTGAAAATTTGAATATGATTGCAGAGTATAAGGTCACAGAAAGAACGATGACGCTGAAAAACGGGACGAGGATTTATTTCGGTAGTGCGGACAAACCCTTCTCACTCGAGGGTGTGCACGTAAATAGTGCGTGGATGGATGAAGCGGGGCAGATGCGAAGAGAGGCTTGGGACGTAGTGAAGCGACGTGTCGGAGCAAAGGATGGACGAATATTGATAACCACAACACCTTATAATTTGGGTTGGCTAAAGACTGAGGTTTATGATCAGTGGAAAGCAGGTAATAAAGACTTCGAGGTTATACAATTCGCATCAATACAAAATCCTTTCTATCCCAAAGAGGAGTTCGAGAGAGCTAAAAAACTTTTACCCGAATGGAAGTTTAGGATGTTTTACCTCGGGGAGTTTGTGCGTCCGGAGGGGATGGTTTATCCAGATTTCTCATCGGCTCATATCGTAGATCCCTTCGATATTCCCGCGGGGTGGACAAGGATAGCGGGAGTAGACGTGGGATACAACAACCCAACCGCGATCGTGTTTATTGCTTTTGATAAAGATGGGGTCGCTTACGTTTATCGGGAATATTATCAGCGGTATAAAACAGTAGATGAGGTGGAGAGGGATATAAAAGAGATGGCGGATGGGGAAAATATAGATGCTATTTACGTAGATCCATCAGAACCGGCATTTATTAAATCCCTACGGGTTAGTGGTTTTAACGCATTACCTGCCGATAACGATGTCTTAGCGGGAATATCGGTGGTGACCTCATATCTCAGGAGTAATCGTTTATTTGTATTCAGGGGAGTGGTGAACTTGATCGATGAGATGGAAAATTACAGGTGGAAAATGCAAAACGACGAGGTTAAAGATGAACCCGTAAAGGAATATGACCATGCGGTAGATGCTTTGAGATATGCTTTATACACGAGGTCAAAAACGCTGAGTAAAGGAGATTTGATAAAAATCGTTAAGGAGGCAAAATTCTATGAGTGAAAACAATTGGTTAAGAAAACTAATTAATAGATTTGTAGGGGAGATATCGGTGCTAAAAACCCCTTATGCAGTTTCTCTTCCTTGGCTGGGGTATACTCTCGATACAAGCAAGGTGAATTATAAATTAGCGAGGGAACTTTATAATAACACAAACGAAAAGTATAAACTCGGGGCAGGATTTGCAAAACCCATAATCAATACAACGGTAGGATTTATGGGTATTCCGCATTTCTCTCATGACAATGTTGAGGTGCAGAATGAGCTAGATAGGATTGAAAACAAATGGGCGGGGAAATTTATTAGGATACATAGAAACGCACTAAGAGATGGCGATTGTTTTGTGAGGATAGAGAGGCGGGAGAATAAATTTACTAAAGAGGTGGACTTTGATTTAGTTTTTATACCTCCGGAAGACGTTTCGGTTATAGCTGACCCGCTAAATGGGGGATATAGTAAGGTTTACATAAAGCATCATCTTCCGATTTATGATGAGCTTGGCAACATCAGGGGCGAGAGCATTTTGACGGAGGTAATAACTCCTGATACAATCGAGTTTATTTTAGATGGTAGGGCACCGTTGGAATATCAANGCTTGTCGGGAATTCANGANAATCCCTGGGGCTTTATTCCGATCGTGCACTTTAAAAATGAGGCGGAGGAGTTTCAGCTTTTCGGGAGTTCGGAATTGGAGCCGGTAGAGCCGTTCCTCAAGGCATATCATGACACGATGCTTTATGCAGTGCAGGGNGCNAANGTATTTGCAAGACCAAAAGTCAAATTCAAATTGCAATCGGTGGAAAAGTTTTTGAAGGATAACTTCAGCGATGAGGAGATAAGATCGGGGAGAATAAAATTCAGCGATAAAGAGATATTTTTCTTACAAGAGGGCGATGACGTTAGTTTTATAACTGCAGATAGCGGTTTAGATGCGATCACAACATTATTAAAGTTTATTTTCTTTTGCATCGTGGACGTATCGGAGACTCCCGAATTCGCTTTTGGGACAGCGGTGCAGAGCTCAAAAGCATCGGTAAGTGAGCAGATGGTTCCGCTTGCGAGAAAGATAAGACGAAAACGTGCGATGATGGAGGAATTTTATCAGGAGCTAATGCAGATGTATATCTACATGTGGGGAATGGTTAATAATGTGAAAGTAGAGGCCAATATAGATATAGGCTGGGACGAAGTAAATCCTCGCAACGATAAGGAGGTAGCAGATGCGATAAGCACGATGATAAATGGATTGGTGAATGGGGTTCAAGCGGGGATAATTTCAACTGAGAGTGCAGTAGAGTTTTTGAGACAATATATCCCATCTATGCTCCCTTATGCGGATCCCTCCGGGGACGACGACGAGCGCAGAAGGATTGCAAAGGGATATGCTCTATGGCTGAGGATACAAGATGGTCAAGGAATAGACGAGGAAGCAATAAATAAGATATTAAACGGCGATGAGCAATAGTGAAATTTATAAAAGGTGGATATTAGAGTCGAGGAAGAGATATCTCAAGCACGAGTTCGGGACAGTTGAGGGGATAAAAAGGGTTTTAGCGAGGGCGTCAAATCAACTTGAAAACTACATTTCAGCACTTCCAGGTGAGAGCGTTCAACGAAAATATTATGCGGAGCTATTAGCGGAAATAAAACGTGTAGAGGAGACGCTGAGGGAGGAGATGCTTAAAACGTTATCGCAGGGGATAAAAAATGCGATAGGGATACAGTCAGAACCCGCAAAAGAATACTTCGAAATGATTAGCAAGGGCATATGGGATAAATCGGATATATCTGCGATGTTTACGATGATTAATGAGAGAGCTTTCCTATCAATTGCAACGAGAACTATTCCCGGAAAAAATGCTAAATTAGTTTTATCTGACACGGTCTGGAAGACGGCAAGTTTAAATGAGGTGACAAGAATAGTCGAGCAGTCGATAGCGATGGGATTAGACCCTCGTACGCTTGCTCGGGAGGTGAAGAGATATCTCAACCCTGGAGTTGGAAAACCACTTAGAGATATTACACGTAGAAAATTCGGGGTAAAAAGGGATGTACCCTTTGAGGCCATGCGAATGGCGGTGACGGAGATGCAAGTTGCGGCGCATGAGGGGACAATAGGAGCTTATTCACAAATTCCCGTTTGCGAGGGGTTTTATTGGAGGTTATCTATGAACCATCCCTTCCCCGACATCTGCGACGATTATGCACATCACAACGGGGATGGATTTTGGGAAAAAGATGAGGTGCCGGCAAAGCCGCATCCTTTCTGCAGGTGCTATTTGGAACCTAAAATGACTTCTCCGAGGGAAGCGGTGGAGCGTTTAAAAAATTGGATTGAAAATCCGGCAAATGATCCCGAAATGGAGTCGTGGTATAAAGGGGTTAAGGATTATCTACCAAAACCATCATCGATATTTGCAATCCCAAAGGCGGTGGGAACAGCAATTCAGGAAAAAAAGGCGGAGGATAAATATGCAGATCTAAGAAAGAAGCTTGATGAGGTTTATAAAAAAATTGATAAGGCTGACTCACTCGGAAAAATAATAGAATTAGCTCAAGACGCACAATTAGCTAAATACGTTTATTTCGAAAAGGATACTACTGTTCATTCTGCAAAAATAATAACGCAAGGATTAATAAAGCTTTATAAGGCTTTCCCAGAACTGCACGGGAAGCTTGAGCTACTCTCCACTCCGATCCTCGAGCAGGCCTTCAAGGATTTCGTTGACCAAGTGTTGAGGGCAGGCCCTAATACGGGGAAGTTTTCTCAAATTTATAAAAAAATGGCAAATATGCTCATGGATAGGGCGAAAAGGAATCCCGATTGGGGCGATATCATAGATTTTTATAAGGATAAAAGTATCAGGAAGGTTTTTGAGAAGGAATATAAAGATCAAATTGCAAAATTAAAGAGTAGGTTGGAAAATTATTACGCTTATTATTGGCACAATCATAAATCATTGTGTTTAGGATATACCTCGGCGTGGAAATCGCCCGAGGGATTATTAAGGTTTTGGGATAGTGACGCTCAATCCCGCTTCCATCCTCCCAACTCAAAGGGGAATCCTTATGCGATTATATATCATGAGTTAGGGCATTTTATTCATTTTACGTATTGGGATATTAAAGTAAAAGAGGGCGATCAAAATTGGATGAAACCAATCGAGGATTTATATAATAGACTCATAAGGGAGGGGACAATGCCCGAT